GTGCCGAGACCCTGTGAGGTGTTGAGGTAGGAGGACTGGCCGCCCATGTCCCCACGAGCGTATCCGCCTGTCTGATAGCCACGTGAGGCGCTTGATGCAGAGAGCGCTGCGGCACCACCGAATCCTTGAATGAACTTGATGCCTGCAACGATGCCGTCAATGACGACCTTGATTGCTGTAAGTAGCACTTTGAGAGGAAAGAGTGCGGCCTCAAGAACACTGACGCCACCTGAAGCACTCTCGAACACTGCTGCAAGTTCACCGAACGAATCAACCAGCGGCCGCACAAAGTTGTCCAAGAGGTCGGTGAAGATCGGTCCTAGGTCCTCCATAAGGCTCTCAAAGGCAGGAAGAGCAGTCTCAGTCAGGAAGGTCAGCGCCTCGTTGAGCATCGGTAGCAACTTTGCGCCGAATGACTCGATGGCTTCGTTGAATCGAATCTGCGCCGCCGCGAACTTGCCGCTCGTGCTGTTGGCGACTTCCTCAGCCACGCCAAGATACTTCTCGTCAGCGATTCGCAGAATGTCCTTGAGCTTGGCGCCCTTCTCCACCTGGATGCCGAGTTTTAGCAGGCCTCGTGTGCTTCCAGCCGCGCCACGACCAAGTGCGGTCATTACGTCACTGAGTTCCATGCCAGTTGCTGCGGCAATGTTTGCTGCGGTGGCATTTGCTGCAAGAAGTTGCTCTTGATTCTTGAAGAATCGTGATCCGACCTCTAGACCATCACGCACCTGATCGTCGGTGAATCCGAGAACCTGCATAGCCTTGATCTGCTCGTCAATCTTTGGAGCAAGTTGATCAAGCTGGAAGCCACGCGCCTTGAGTGCCGCGTTGAGTCGGATCGTCTGCTTCTCATCATCGGCTGCAGCCTTGACTGCATTGAATGCGAAGGCGAGGAGTGCGGCTCCGGCTGCGATGGCGGCCGCACCGATTGCCTTGAATGCAGTGCCTGCCGTTCGGCGCAGTTTGCCCATTGAACTGCCGACCTTGCCCAGGGGACCTGTGGCGGCATCCTTTGCCTTTACGACGAAGTTCGCGGTCTGGTTTGCAGCCATCAGCGTTGATTCCCTCTCTTGAACTTCAAGATGGTATTTCGGAACGGCTCGTCATTGAGGAACGACGAGATGGTCTTTGAGTAAGATTCTACGGCTCGGTCGATGTTGGTCTTGCGCTTCACCACATCATCAACGAATGGTCGAGCCTTGACCGGCTTGACGGCGACGATGCCGTTCCGTGTGGTGCGGCGGCTTCCAGTTCCACCCACGACCAGCCAGCCATAGAACACGCCGTTGCGACCACCCTTGATTCCTACGACGGCGGCAGGATTGTTGAATCGTGCCTTGCGTGCCTTGATCTGCTTTTGCAGTTTGCCAGTCTCTCCCTTGGGAGCCTTCTCCTTGATCGGCTTCTGCAGTGTGCGAGCTGCGTTGAGTGTGGCGAAGGTCATGAGGCGCTTGAAGGCACTCGGATTGGAACCCTTCAGGAAGCCGATCCGTAGTTGATCGTAGTTCCTGTCAAACTTCCCCTCGATTACGATGCCCTTTGCCATCACTTCCCTTTCGGCTGCATCTCCGTATGGATTGTCCATGCGAGCAGCACCTGATCCAGCGGTAGGCTCGCCACTTCATCTGGCCACATGCCGAACTTCTCGGCGAGAATGTGGAACATGATCTCTGGTGGCACCACAACCGATTGACCGACTGAGAGCCGCCGTGCAGCGAGCCTTACTTGGGGTCCGCTTGATTCCCTTTGCCCCACTTCTCCATCGTCTGCGTCAGTGCATCCACCGGAGCGTCCAGCACATCGTCGCAGGGATTGCCATCAAGCCCCTTGAAGTTGTGGCTGAGGACCATCTTGGAAAACGCCTGCAGCGCTCTGCCTGCGTTGCCTGACTCTAGATCGAGCAGGATGCGCGCTGAGACGTTCTTGCGAAGCTCTGCGTGCCAGCCTGCGAACTCACCCTCTAGGGTGATTAGTACGACGTCCATCTTGCCCTCCTACGTGCGCCCTACGGCGCTGCTATTACGGCGCTGCGCTCAGTGGTGAATCAACAACGATCTCAAGCGACTTGCCTGAAGTCGTGTCGTACGCCAGTCGGCAGGTGACCTCATTGACAATGAGACCATCCTCGTCCGACGAGAGCGGAACGATGTTCTCGATCTCCCATGAGCCGAGAATCCACACGCCGTAGCTGTCGGACGTCGTGCCGAAGAGTCGCAGGTACTTCTGCGTGGCAATGTCCGTGATTGGGAAGGTCGTGCCAGCGGCTGAGTTGCTCGCCACCGTCAAGGTGAGCGTCGCATCCAGCGAGCCGGTCAGCGCGGCCGTTGCAGCGGTCAGGCTGCCATCAAGCGCTGTGATCATGCCCACGCCAGTTGAGATCGTGAGGCTGAACGCGGTGATCGACGTGTAGTCGGTCGCGCCAGAGCCTGCCTTGTCTGGGAAGTTCGTGTCCGTGCTCAACTTCATCAAGCGGCCAGCGAGCATTGGCTGCGCTGGGAGTGCCGTTGGGAAGGCGAGTGAGGATGTTGCTGCAGTCGTTGCGGCGAAGGTTGCGCCAGCCTGGAGCAGACCGTTCGCGTCGGTTGACAAGGTGATCTCTGTTGGAGCTGCGTCGCGCACGAGATACTTCTGCACGCCATCCTCAACGAGGAACGAGTAGAAGACGAGTGTGTCAACGTCGCCCTGCGTCGGACTCCATGTCCACGTGTATGGACCAGCGCCAGTGACGGCTGCGCCTACTGCGTCAAGAATCAGCGGAAGGGTTCGCATGGATGCAGGACCTTCGGCGATTGTCAACACTGGCTGCCTGCCGGTGATCGTTGGTCGTGTTGCCTGGATTGCCGTTCGCTTACCGACTGAGGTGGTCTCTCCAAGATCAACGGTCACGCCGAGATCGAGAGCGCCTGTGGTCTCCGTGAATAGGATCTCGCCGGTAGCGGTGCCGATTGAAGCGGCAGTTCCGAACGCGGCCTGCGACGCGGTAGCGATTCGCGTCAGAGCCTTTGCGCCGTAGGTTGGCATGTCCTGTTCTCCTTGCTCTACGCGGTGAAGGTCACGGTGTCAAAGACCGTCACTTCCGCATCTGCTTCAACCGTCAGATAGTCCTGATCGGCGTATGTATCTGTGCCGAGTCTAGTCGCAGTGACTGCGACCTGCACGGCATTTCCACTAATCGTCACAGCGCCGTCAAAGGCAGTCCGTAGCCATGAGCGCCAGGTGTAGAGGTCGCGGTACTTGTCCTCCATCCTAGGAACTGGCAGGAGGTAGATGCGGACGGCGACCGTCAGGACGGTGCTGCGATTGCCGTTTCCGACGGTGATTGAATCGTCCCCAGGGAATAGGACGGCAGATGGCACGACTGGCAGGCTCTCTGGTGGCGTGGCGTATGCCTTGCGGAGCACGTAGCCGGTCGGATCAGTTTGAGCCTCCAGACGAGCTGCGAGTGCGTCAAGGATCGTGAGGTCGGTCATCGAGCCAAGCCGCCTCGTTTTCGGTACGGATCAAGGATCAGTGCGGCCTCTGGGTGCAGCGCTCGCGCCTGACGCAGGATGCCGCCGAGGTCTGCCGAGCCGATGACGCCGAATGGCGAGGTGCGCGATGACCAGACGGCTCCAGCTTGGATGATTGCCGCCTGAACGACGGCGGCTGGGACGCTAGGGAAGCCGAAGACTCCGACCACCTTCACGCCAAGGAAGACGTCCTTTGGGAAGTTGCGCGGCCATGAGACGCTCGTGTCAATCTCGGTGTATGGGAAGCCGTCAAGGTTCGTGTTGACAGGAGCGAGCACGAAGTCGGTGCCAGCGGTCCACGTGGTCTCGTAGGTGCCGTTGGCGTCATCGTCGGTCTGCAGCGTGGTGACACTGACAAGATCGTCGGTCAAAACGTACTGATAGTCCTCAGCGGTGTAGAACCGTGTCTCGCTCGCCGTGCCGAAGCCGGTCTTGCGGTCGCAGTACAGGTCAATCAGCGTGTCGGTTGCATCGAGTACGTTCTGCAGCGCAGAGTCGTCTGCGGTGTCAGCGGTGCCGATTCCGACAGCAGCCTTGAACTGTGCGAGTGTTGCGTAAGACATCTAGCGACCTCCAGTATGCAGGACATACAGCGTTTCCGTGCTTGATGCTACTACGGCATACAACTTGTCTGCCTCTGGTAGCCATACTTCGTGCATCTCGTTCTTTGGCAGAGCGAAGCCAGTGGAGGTGGTCACATTGCTATTTCCTAAATACACCAGATTGCCGCCAGTCGGAGAGTGCAGATAGACATGCGATGCACCGACAAGACCGGTGGCGATGAGCACTGGCTCTGTGCCAACGGTGACCTGTGAGTGAATGATCGTCGCCACTAGTCCCCTTCAGGAGCCACGTCAGGCTCCGATTGCTTGATGGTAGCAGTCCTCATGCCCTTTGATACTTTGGCGCGCTCTACGTGGCGCGTTGGTGCCTCTACGTCGACATCTTGCACATGGTCTGCCAGACCGAAGGCGATCAAGCCCTCAGCCTCCTCCTGTGGGAGGTCAGCGATTGCGCCGGTCGGATACTCTCCTCGGCGCTTCCTGAGTTTGACAAGCATGTGGTCTCCTTACTTGCGGATCAGGGGAGCCGCCGAAGCGACTCCCCTTCACCACTAACTATGCGTAGCTACTGATTAGATCAGTTGCAGGCGTAGTACTTGACGGCATCAGCCTGGGCAAGCCCAGTTGCGCCGCGAACTTCAACCTTGTACGAGACAAGGCCGAGGTTCCACGCGTACTCGCGGCTTACATCCACGCGGATGCCACCAACGAGTGCGGTCTTGATCTGTCCAAGGTCACCGAACAGGATTGGCTTGGCATTGTCAGCAATGTCAGCGATTCCTGAAGCGGTATAGACAGGCTTACCAAGGAGGCGATCAACGCCACCCTGTCCACCTGGCTGGAACAGCGGCACTGAAGACGATGTGATCCCAAGGATTGATCCTAGGGTCGCATCGGACATCAAGAAGCCGGACTTTGGAGCCGATCGGTATTGCTGCTTGACCGCGTACTGGAGGGACACTAGCTCGGCATAGGTAGGCACGAAGGTCGCACCTGTTACGCCTGAACCAGCGGCCGTCACGACGGCGGTACCAGCGGCTGCTCCGTGAGCGATTGCAACTTCCTGACCAGCGGCGTCCGCAATGAACGCTGCGATGTCAAAGGCTGCATCCTCGACCAACTCTTCCGAGACCTGGACGAGAATCTTGAAGCCGCTTGGTGTCAACTGGAGCG